GCAGAATCTAATCGACTAAAATTGAGTGTTCCTGTCGGCTGGAGTGAACTCGTCGATAAACAAAAACAGTATAAGAAAAAATCAGGGGACGTAACAAAGTTTGTATGGTAATAATTCATAACATCTATAAAGTGTGGTTTTGCCCATTTAAAATTACCAATATCTAAACCATTTATTTCGATTTTGATTTTATTGGTGGTTGATGTTAATGCACCTTCGGTTGTTGTATCCGAAGATGCGAGATATTTCACTGGGTGATTAAACGTGAGCTCTTGTGAAAGTTGATTCGATGGAATACTTTTTTGAACTTGTGTGATAATTAAATTATGATTACGCGATACAAGATTACCACGTTCTTCGTTATCGAGATAATAATAGTTTGAGTAACACTCGAAACTATAATTTCCCGCATCCGCTCCCCAATGTATACGCAATTCAACGTTGTGGTATTGTAAAGCAACTATGGGTAAAGCGCACTGTGCGCCTTCACAAAAGAAGAATCTGAATGGGTAAAAGTACGACCGCGCGCTTACACCTGGGTGCGTACCATTTGCACTTTTTGATACGTTTGTCGCGAATGTATCAATTGCTATTTTTTCTGTAAAAATAGCATCTTGTGTATCAATAACTTGTCCACCAATGAGAAGTTCCACTTTGTCTATAAGTGTATCCCATCTTTGAATATCAAGTGCTTGTGAGTTATTATCAATTGTTAGGTATGTGTACCCTAACATATCACCAGTTCGATCAAAACGAATAGATGACATAGAATTAGCTTTCACGGCTCCCTGAATGGTCTGCTTTTCAACGGATTGTGAAAAATTAGAATGTCGTTTAAACGTTGATGTAAAAAAAGATATTTCTGGGTCGCCCATAATGTGCTCATCTTGAGCACCAATTGCTATGAGTTGAACAATACCAGATGACATTTATAATAAGAAAAGGTTAAAAATATAAGTGCGTGACGCCCTGAAATAATTAATAGGTTAAATTTCTTTTCTTGCACACAAATTTAAAAACAAAAACGACGTCTGTGACTGCGGCTGTAGTGCCATTTTGTTTATCTAAATTAAAAGTTAATCTATCGAGTTTACGAATTGGGTTATAATACTGTTGAATAATTGGGTACTCGTTTCTAAAGAATACCGCCTTTTGTGTTCCTACTTTTTCTCCAGTACTTGATCCATCTGGACCGTGCATTACATGTTCACAAATAATAGTACCGAAAATACCATTAAGATGGTTATCGGCATCATCGAGATCATCTTTCCCGCGCTGTGAAAAATAACTTTTAAGTTCCTCTATACCGATGTGGATACACCTTTGAGCATCCCCATTTGAGTTAATAGTTGCGGCAATTAATTGTGCTTGAACGACATTTTCGAGTGGTGTTGGTAAATGAAGTGTAAAATCGGTCTTACTTGTTGAGTCTAAATTATCGAGAACAACTGTATGGTGTTCGTATTCAAAATCGGGTAAAGTGGATTGACTAGTCACTAAAGCCATTTATATATACTGGAGATTTTACTTCATCTTGTAACTCGCTTGTTCACGAACAAGTTTTTGTCCGTCGCATACACCACCCTTGCTGTCGGAGTAATAAGCGGTACTCAAACATTCTTCAGTCGATGGAATATCGAAGAGCGAACCTGTGTTGACAGTTTCGATTTCGACTTCTTTGCCCTGGTACCCACTGGTACGCAACATGGTGAGGACACATAAGAGAACGATGATGATGGCGATAGCTCTGATCGCATTTCTGTTGGTAGCGTTAAGTTTCATTTATAGTGAAACAACATTTTTTATAAAGTGCGTTAAAGAGTTTAGAATAGTTTCAACATAAAGAGTAATGGACGGTGAAATTATTCTTGATCGTAAAAATACGAATGTTATGAAACTTGATGATAGCGAACAGGCCCTGATGAACGAAATTGAGATTGATGTTCCTCGACCTCAGCCTGTGAAAAAACAAATTTCACAAATGAAAACACAGTTTGTACCACCACAACCACAAGTTTTCCAGGAAGATATTGATTCTTTTGCTAATCCAAATAAACAAACACAGCCATCTGCACCTCCACCAGAAGCACCTGTTGATTATCACGAATACGATGATGAACCCGAGATGGACTACGGGGGTGGAGGTGGTGGATACATGATGGAAGAAGAAGAAAAACCATCACCGGGGTTTAAGACGGTCGACGAAGAGAAGGCAGATCTCGTGAATAAACTCGGACGGTTGGAAAAAAAGGGGTTTACTGTAAATAAACGTTTGAATGCATATTCCCCTGTAGACGAACTTAGAAACGAAGTCAAGCGAATTACATATAGTATAGATGTAGATAAATCGATTAAGTTTTCGAGACGCATGCTTATTGCATGTACAACAGGTCTCGAGTTTATGAATAAGAAGTATAACCCATTTGAAATTCAACTCGACGGGTGGTCCGAAAACGTTATGGAAAATGTAGAGGATTACGATGAGGTATTTGAAGAACTGTATGTGAAATACAGATCTAAAATGCACGTCGCTCCAGAAATTAAATTGATTATGATGCTTGGGGGATCAGCAATGATGTTTCATTTAACGAATAGTATGTTCAAATCTGTCATGCCGAACATGAATGATGTTATTAAACAGAATCCAGGTCTCGTTCAAAATATGATGACGGCAGTTCAGAACACAGTTCCAAAGGCACAGCAACAGGAACAGTCAACGACACCAAGTACTGGACGACACGAAATGCAAGGTCCCGGGTTCGATATTTCGAGTCTTATGGGTAACATTATGATGCCACCAACACCACCAATGAATACGACGAGTATACCAGCACAAGAACCAGCTACGGTAGTAGAAGATGACGATGACGATATTTCGGATATTGCAGAGGCGCCAACTACAGCTGACGTCGAAGGTGGTGAAGAAGGTGACGGTGAATTGCGTGAAGTTAAAGTTACTCAGACCAAGGGTAAACGAGGACGAAAGAAAAAATCGGTCGAAATTAATTTATAAATTATAGTATAGATGATAGGTTACTGTCCATTAGACGAAGATCCTATTGAAAGACCGAGACCTTCACGAGAAGTATCAGTCCCAGTCCAGGAGAAGCGTAAGATTTCTACTGGTAGAGGAGAAGATACGGAGTGTAATTATGTTGTTTTGTTCTTTATTGCGGGTGTTATCGCCTTAGCAATCATGGACACACTCCCATCACGAAAGTAAATAAACTTTCTACCATTCTGACATTTTCCAGAATGGTAAAAAAAATTAGTTATTTTCGAGTGCGGTAACGCGCGTTAATAGATCGGCGACTTGTGTTTGTAACGTCGTGACTTTCGTCTTTTCAGCTTGTAATTGTCGATCGACCTCTTGTAAAGCCGCAGTTGAAACTGCCCATATAGTATCTTTATTTAAATGGTGAAAATTACTGACTTGTTCACCGTGTATATACGCACCCGTAACATTACTAAACGTATCGCTATTTTGTATTGTTATGACATTACTTCCTGAAAATGTGAGTACGGGTACGGTGAGGTATTTATTTTTATCCGTCGTAATGTTTATGTTTGACGTGTTCGATAAAGTTAAACCTTCGACCGCGGTATCTAAACGAAGTTCGAGTACGTTACTATCACTCGTAACACTTACGTTTGAGTTCGTGAGTATATTTGGAATATCACCTGTGCCTACCGTAACAGCGTACGGTAAAACGTTTGAGACTTCTTGGGCGATAAAACCGTATACGTTACTCGTCCCTCTCTGTTTTTCATCGATATAATTGTATATTTTGGGTTCGAGAAGACGGATTTTGTCGAGTGCAGAACTATCGTTTATATCGACCACGTTCTTTTTTATTCGACTATCTGAATGTGCATTAAACTCCGCGGCTGCAATTCTTTCATTTGTATATATAGAATAAGAGTTCGTACCAGAAGCTGTACCAGTGTTACCTGAACTGTTTAACCAACCATACGATAAAGATGTTGATACCGACCCGTTCACGACAAGTTTTGCTTGCGTTGGTGTATCTGTACCTATACCAACACTTGCAGTCGGACTTAATATGATATTATCTTCGTTTGAACCCGCGGCGTCATTTTCTGTTCCAAATATGAGACGACTTTTTTCGTTCGTACCACTCGTCGAATCTTCATATTGTATGTACCCATAATCAGACCCGTAATTTTTTTTACTTGGAAAAACAATACACGACGAACCACCCGAATCACCGTGTTCTAATACGAGTGTACCAGACGTTGCTGTGTGACTTGATCCCGTCGATTCGTAAATGTGTAAAGGACCTTTTGGAGTCTGTATACCTATTCCCATATGATTGTTGATAAACACGTTTGAGGATGCTACACCGCTCGTAGTAACAATTCCCGATAGAATTCTTAAAGTACCACCCATACCCGAGTGATTCGAACAATTATAATACATGGTATCGGGTGCATCTGAAGGTACGATGAATTGGCGATACGCCCCCGCGGACCCGTTTGAACCGTTATACGATGACCCCGATGCATATTGCGAACCTTCAGCCGTGGTTGATATTCTAAACGGGTGACTTCCATTCGAACTATCAGCTTGATCGAATCTATAGGTAACACCCCTATATAGTGTTATTGTTGGTTGTTGAGTACCGTCTATATAAAAGTCACCACCGCTCGCAGTAACTGTAAAATAGTATGGTGTACTTTCTACGGAGGACCCCCCGGCTAATACAACGTTCGAC